ACAACGTGGTGCATTAGCTCACGATGATAGACTGGATGTACTAGCTATGGCTTGCCAGTACTGGGTAGACCAGATGGCAGCAGATGCAGACAATCAGATACAGATTAGGAAGGACGAACTACTAGATCAGGAGCTAGATAAGTTTATGAATCATCTTAACTTAGGACATCGAGAACCAGAACGGAATGGGTTTCTTAGCTTCTAAAGTTACATCATGGATAGGACCCTTGAAACATTAATATATAACTTATCTTTAAGAATGTTAAAGTATAGTTTGATAGGGTGTAACACTGGTCCTAGTCCTCCTCGTCGTACTCTGTTGAGGGTATTATATGTAGGATTGTTTCGGGTTAGTTAAACATGGTCTAAAATTGGTAGAAAAATCTGAGGGGGTGTATAATAGTTGTGAGGTCAACTTTCCCCCCTTGTGGCAAATTTGCAACATGTGTAACAATTCTGCAACATAGTCATTCCGATTCTGCAACATGTTTAACATTGTGTTGCCAGGCTGCAACATGTGTGACATTTGTGCAACATTTTGTGTGTCTCTCTCTATCTGTTCTTGCTATGTTCCACAATGTCCAACCATCTAGAACAATACCAGAACATCCTTTATATATTTTAAAGGTCTAAACTTTTTTCAAACTTTTTTAACTTTTTTTTCATTTTTCTCTTGTATTTTGAAATCATCCGAATTATCTTACTAAACATCGAAACGACGCTCTGCCACGGTACGACTAACTTCGATAGGCTGAATGAAAGAGCTAAAGCACTACGGTAACCTAGCTAGGCCAATACAGAGTTGACGAGGACAACTTTAAAAACCTGCTAGTCGACGGACTACAAATAAACGGAACCTGCTTAGTAGCAAATTCTACAATGTGGCAGATACGAACAGGCTCAGAAAGCTGAGTTAGTAACATAGAGATATGTGAAACGGAGCGGTAAAATTCCTGCCTATCCTCAGGGCGATGCAGTAGGGCTGCAACACTCAGCGAGTGACTACGGGATAAGAGGGCGTGCCATATGTACGTTTAGGCGGATTGAGTGCCTCTTTGCCAGTGCTTAGAGGGTGTAATAATGCACCTACTAAGCATCTAGGAGTAGAAGCAATGAAAACCAAGACGACTAAATTCATGGGCAAGACTGTTGCAGTGTACGGCAAGCGCAAGCGCATCGTTAAGAATAGGTTCGGACTATCTATGGGCGAGACGTTTGCAGGCCTGCACGTTGGCAAGACTAGCCACTATCTATCTATGCCTATGTTTTCCAAGCGTAAGTTTGGTGGAGTACGTGACATTGTGAAAGCTGTTTGACAGTAGGGGAGCAACAGTGTAGGGTTCCTTATATTGTTGCACCCTCTAAGCATTGGACGAGGAGAAAAGCAAATGAGTGTAGATAACATTGTAGCAATATACAAACTATCTACTCCCGAAGAGAAATTGGAGGGGGTATTGTGGTATGCACAGGCTCAGACTACCTGCATGCTTATAGCAGAAGAGCTAGACGTTCCTTTGCATATTGTAGTGGGTGTATGTGCAGCACTATCGCCCAACAATAAATGGGATAGGAATATCGACAATACGCTAGACCTTATTAGAGCGTTTTTAGGGGGTGAAGATGTGGATAACGTCAAAGTTTCTACATATCACGCCATGAAGCGCAAGGCCTGGACTATTCTAGAAGAAATGCCAGACCATGATGGGGTAATAGATATACTTAATGGGCAAAAAATTGTAGCGTTCTATCGCAACATCATGGGCGAGGACACATGCACGGTAGATGGGCACGCTAAGAATATCTATTATGGTGAGCGCCAAGGTCTTACAAGCGATAAGACTAACGTTGGCAAGCGTGAGTATGTGGAGATACAGAACGCCTACGTAGAAGCAGGTAAGAAAGTTAGACTTAACGGCAGGCCACTAAAAGCCTTTGAGATGCAAGCGATCACATGGGTGACGTGGCGTAGAATACATGGCATAGCGTAAGTGAGGAGAGACTATGGATATTAAACCAATAACTTATCCGTTGACAGTCGAGGAAGAATTTCGTAGAAACCTAGAGGAGAGGCTAGGCCCAACGTCAAGGGCTTGGTTAGACACTCACCTAGTAGTGATAGGGCCAGATAAGGAGGACGAGAAGCGTGAGAGTGACTAAGAGGATGCTAGAGGTGCGTCTAGGTGCTATCAATAGGCGACTAGGCGAGGACTACTGGCTAAACAATGCACCTCACTATGGGGGATGGCAACTGACATCGAACAAGGGGGGCACTATCATACAGAGTAGGCTACCACCTAAGCAAATGTTGTCCTATCTAGATGGTTTTATAGCAGGTATAGGGCTACACAATAGAGTGAGGGACGTATAGATGAAACTAAATTTTAAAGTAAACACTAAAGACTTTGACGCAAAGCCTGAGGATTTAATAGAAAGTCTAGGTGTCCTGCCTCACTGGGTGCTAGAGTTTAACCTACTCAATGGCGACGACTTGAAGAAATACCTAGACATGAGGTATGGGTTTGGACTACATGAGCTAGGCGGTGCTATTAATGAGGAGGGAACCTACGTCAGCGCCTATAAGGAGGACGAGGACTTGCCCTACGTAGCCAAGATGGAGACAGCACAGGGGACTGTGTACTTCTATCCCTACGCTATCGTTGGCATCCCTACAAGCGAGGGCTACTTCATAACGAGGATGGACTAATGAAAGTACGCAGACTAATCATGCTGTGCATGGCATCAATGGTACTATCGGCCTTTGGCCTAGCTACTACTGCTATGTCGTGGGCTATGTTATACTTTCTTATGGTAATGGGGTGCTAGTATGAGCAATTTAGAACTATCTGACAAGGCCGTTAGCCAACTCGCAGGCTATGTCAAGTATATTCTACGCGAGAAGCTGTGGAATAATGAGGATGACTGGCTTGAGTACGAGATTGATGATGATGTACTAGATATAAACGTGTGGAGGGACGACAATTACTACCTAAATGTCACAGTCTATGCGACAATGTCCACACCTAATGGTCTTGCTACTGATACAGATGTATGGTATGAGCTACCACTAGAACTACTAGCAGTTAAGCCTATAAGGTACTAGTAGGACTAGGTATCTTCCATTACCAGTAACTTTTTTATAGAGGGGGTGAGAATGTCTAACATTACACTAGACTTAGACGGGAATAAGTTTATCTCGTTCTATCAGGATGACATAACAGGACAGCTAGAGATACTGCCTATCTCGAATGAGGGTATGATGATAGGTGATCCAGTACACATTGACACTACTGAGGAACTGGTTGACGTGCTGACAGCATGTATCAAGGGAGACTTTGCTATCTTCGAGAACCAGTACGCCTTTGAGTTTGATCCAGTAGCTAATGATGACTGGCCTGTTGACTTGCCTAATGAATAGGTTTAAGATTTCACCTAAGCAACAGGCAGTAATTCAGGGACGGAGGAGAACACAGTATGAACATCTTCTATCTAAGCGACTGTCCAGAGACAGCAGCACGCTATCACTGCGACAAACATGCCAGCAAGATGGTGCTAGAGACAGCACAGATGCTGAGTGCAGCACATAGGTATCTAGATGGTGATGACTATGCAGATACACATGGTCTCTATCGTATGGGCAAGGGTCACATCAACCATCCATCTACCAAGTGGGTACGTGCTAGTGTAGACCACTACAAGTGGACGCTAGACCTCTTCTGGTATCTTGCAGACGAGAAGCTACAACGCTTTGGTAAGCCACACAAGTCTGCTGACCTACTGCATGGACTATCAGTGGTACCAGAGAACATGGATGACGATGGCTTTGAGCCACCACCACAGTGTATGCCTGATGAGTACAAGTGTGATGACACAGTACGGGCCTATCGTAACTACTACCACGGTGAGAAGCCCTTTGCTACGTGGAAGTACACACAACAACCAGTATGGTGGAAGGGGTATAGGTACTATGAAGCGTAACAAGTATGACTTTGCCTACGTCATAGGGTATCACAATGGATACCACCTACTAGATTATGATAATCAGTACGACGCTAGGGCAATGCCTCAGTACAACATCAAGTACAAGCATGGATATATAGATGGAAGAAATATTAGGATAAGGGAGGAGAGAGAAGGCACATGAGTATGGGATTTATTAAGTGTCCCTATTGTGGATCAGCAGATGGGGAGAAGCTGTTCGCTATTGATAACATCTTTGAGTGTTACTGTGGCTCATGTGACACATCCTGGGAGGAGGAGGTAAGACAGTACGAGACTACCACCAGACTTCAACAGTGGATGGAGGAAGACTATGGTGAGGAATGTTAGCACTAGGATTGATATGCATAGCAGCAATGATTGGCGTCATGTTTCTAGACAGAGACTACGAGAACCTCATTGGTATACAGATGCTAGTCATGCTAGGTACTGTGCTAGTCCTGAGTATAGGAGTATGTTTAACATATTTAACATAAGTTATATATAATGTGAAAGGGGATCCTATCTTGGTTGTAACTTTAGAAACTGACCAAGACCTGATTGACCATCAACTTGAGCTAGAAGTGGACATGCTAACAGGTGGTGTGCAACGCTTTAGGAAGGCCAGGGACAGGTCAATACAGGCTGGTAGGGAATCACACACGGTACATGGTAGAGCTATCATAGCTAGCCTTGTAGACGATGTAAGCAAGGGTATAAAGGAGTGGCTAGATAACCCGACAAATAAATCCAGAGACCTAGCATGGAAACGTCTCAACCATATGGACATAGAGCAACTAGCATACCTGTCACTAGTATCTCTAGTCGATAGTCTTAGTAGAAAGAATACCCTGCTGTATGTAGCTCGTAACATAGGAGCTAACATCGAGATGCAGGACAGGCTAGACAGGTGGCTACAGGCTGAAGGGAGTGTCGCTAACAACGTAATACGTGAAGCTATGAAGAAGGCCTATGGTGCTAGACGCTACGGGCTGACACACAAGATGAACAAGGACGGATACCAGAAGACAGAATGGGAGAAGGCAGAGCGAGTACACATTGGTTTCAAGATGGTTGACATCATCATACAAACCACAGGTATTGTTAGACTGGACATGCAACAGACGGAGCGTAAGCGTAGGACTACCTATGTCAAACCTACTGAGGGTACTGTTGAGTGGATCAACGCCTTCAATACCTACATAGAAACGTCACGGCCACGCTTCCTACCCTGTGTCATACTCCCTAAGAAGTGGGACAGTGTACGTGGTGGTGGGTATCATGGACATGTTATGGATGAACTATCAATAGTGAGGCGCAGATGAGTTTGAAGAAACATCTCAGAAGACTGGAGCGACAAGACCTAACAGAAGAGTACTCCTGCCTGAACGCCTTGCAAGAAACTGAGTGGCGTATCAATACCAAAATCCTAGAGGTTATTCGTAACCTGTGGGACAATGGACAGTCATGGGGTAAGCTCCCTGGAAAGGATGACATACCACTTCCTCCCTATCACTTCGATAAGGAGAAGGATGAGATGACTGAGGAAGAGAGAATTGAGTTTCGCAACTGGTCACGCAAGCGTAATCTTATCTACTCCGAGAACAATCGCAGCGTGAGCAAACGCATACAGGTAGAGCGTACCCTACAGATAGCACAACAGTTTGCTAAGTATGATAGGTTCTACTACGTGTGGCAGAATGACTTCCGCTCACGCAAGTATGCGAGCAGCACCTTTCTCTCTCCTCAGTCTGCTGACTGGTCTAAGTCTATGCTAGAGTTTGGTTATCCAATGGCTATCAACAACTGGGATGATGCACGTTGGCTGTGTATTCATGGTGCTAACCTGTATGGCAACGACAAGATAACCCTGAACGACAGGGAACAGTGGGCCTGGAACTACTCCGAGGAGGCACACCGTATTGTCGAGAACCCATACGATAATCAGGCATGGCTAGAGGCAGACAAACCATTCCAGTTTCTTGCATGGTGCTACGAGATGTCAGCCCTCAACAAGCAGGGCTGGGGATTTGAGACACGACTGCCTGTCTCTGCTGATGGTAGCTGCAACGGACTGCAACATCTATCAGCTATACTCAGGGACGAGAGGGGAGGCCATGCTACTAACCTGATACCATCTGATCTACCTCAGGATATATACACTCAGGTAGCAGAGGAGACGCTCAGGCGTGTGCAACAGGACGACAGTGAGATAGCTAGAAAGTGTCTGTCCTTTGGTATAGACAGGAAGATAGCGAAGCGTCCTGTTATGATAGTACCCTACTCTGGTACTCGACACTCATGTAGAACCTACATAGAGGATGCGATA